TATTTTTAATTATTTTTAATTATTTTTAATTATTTTTAATTATTTTTAATTATTTATTAAAAATAATTTTATTTATTTATATTAAAATGTCTAACTATACCAATACATATAATACTATTAAAATAAATAATTTAGAAAAAGAAAATAGAATATATATATATGATTATTATAATGATATAAAAAAACAATTTTTTATAGATTTTTCATCTGAATATTCTTTAAAAAAAAATAATTTTGATCCTCAAAAAAAAATTAAAGAAAATAAATGGCAATCTAGATTACTTAAAAGAATAAATTCTTCTAACAATATTCTTAGTGATTAAATAAATCTTTATACTCAATTATTGTATAATATATACAATCAAAATTTATAAAAATGTTTGTTGAAATATTATGAACATTTAATTCAAAAATAGTTAATATATATGAATCTATTTTGTTTATAAATTTTGTTATTAAAAAATTTATATATTTATTTAATAAAATATTTAAATCTATACTGCATTTTTTCTGTATATTTTCTATACTTTTTATATAATTGTAATGATTATTTTTTAATGTTTCTAATAGCATTTTTTCAAGCAAATCATTATCTATTAAAATATTTTTCTTTATACTTGTTGATTGTATATAATTTATCATACTTCTAATATCATTATCATGATATTCTATAATAGAATATATTGTTTTATCATTTACATTTAATTTTTCTAAAGTTATTATATTTTTTAAAAAAATAAAAATATCTTTTTTTGGTAAATTATTGAATCTTATTTTTATAAATTCTGATTGTAAAGAAATATCTATTTTACTTATATAATTACAAATTAAACAAAATCTTACATTATTTGTATTTGATTGTATTAAACATTTTAATGCTTGCTGTGCTACTTTCGTCATATAATCTACTTCATCTAAAATAACAAATTTAACACCTTCTATAAATAATATATCTGAATTTACAAAATTTAATATATTATTTCTAATAATATCAATACCTCTTTCATCTGAAGCATTTAAATGTATTATTAATGCTTTACTTTGCATATTGTATTTCTCTTGGTAATTATTTATTAAATTTATAATTGTTGTTGTTTTTCCGGTTCCAGGTGGACCATAAAACAACATATTTGGAAAATAATTATTTTCTATAATTGACTCAAATATATCTTTATTTACTTCATCTAATATTATATTATCAAATGATGAAGGTCTATATTTTTCTGTCCAAGGGGATGATTCTATCATTAAAATAACTAATAATATTATATTTAAATATAAATAAAAACTATTTAAATTTGATTTTTAATATAATATTACTGATTGTTAAAATGATCAAAAAAAAAGGTAGAAAACCAAAATCTTATTATGAAAATATAAATAATGATATGTCTAATAATATTATTCAAGAAAATAATATTAATGATATTAGTTTATGTAAACCAGTTAAAAAACGGGGGAGAAAACCAAAAGGTGGTCAAATTATTGAAGAAAAAACTATTATAAAAACTAATATTACTATTCCCAATGTAATATTACATTTAAAATGTAATACTAAAGATATAAATGACGATCAAAATTTTATTAAATATACTCCAAATATTAGTGTTGTTAATAATTATAATATAAATGATACTAATTTACAATATAATTTTATAAAATCTAATAATGATAATAATTCTGAAGATGAAAATTCTAATGATAATCATAATATTGAAAATGAAACTATTGAAAATTATAATAATTATAACAATATATCTTATATTACAACTATTAATACTAAAAATAACAATACTAATACTAATACTAATATTAATATTAATACCAATACTAATAAAGAAAAAGATAACACTATTAATAGTAATATAAATATTATTCAACGTAAAATTATTGATAAAAAATTAAAAGAATTATCGTACAATTTAAAAACATTAAATATTTCAGACAAATCTTCTTGTTTTTGGTGTACTTGTCCATTTGATAATAATCCAATATATATACCTAGAAATTATATAGATAATAAATATAATTGTTATGGATGTTTTTGTTCTCCCGAGTGTGCTACTGCATATTTAATGAATGAATCTATAGATTCATCTACCAAATTTGAGAGATATTCTTTATTAAATAATGTTTATGGTAAAATTTATAACTATGATAAAAATATAAAACCGGCGCCATCTCCATACTATTTATTATCCAAATTTTATGGAAATTTAGATATACAAGAATATAGAAAATTATTGGAGTATGAAAGATTATTATTGGTTATAGATAAACCGTTATCTAAATTTGTACCAGATATTTATGAAGAAAATGAAGATTTTCTTATTAATTCTAGAATTTTATCAAAACAAAAATAATATTTAAATAATTTTAAAATTGATATAAAATTATTTATACAATAATATTTAAGCAATATGTCCCAAGAAGAAATTAAATTTGTTATTAATACTATCAGTAATGAAGTAAAAAAAAGTTTAGAAAATAATCTTGGTAATTATTTTACAAAATTTAATAATGAATTATCTATTATTGATTCTTTAAAAAATATTTTATATTCTTTGCCCGAATATAATAATTTAAAAAAAAAATATGATAAATTATTACAACAATATAAAGATTTGGAAAATGATTATAATATGTTAAAAAATAACTCAGAAAATTTTATTAAAGAAAATATTTCTTTAGAAATCATTGATAATATTAAAAATAATTCAATTATTATTTATACAGATGGTGCTTGTAAAGGAAATCCAGGTGATGGAGGATGGGGTGCTGTTATTATTATTGATAATAAAGAAAAAAGAATTTGTGGTGGAGTAAAAAATACTACAAATAATTGTATGGAATTACTTGCTACTATTAAATCTCTTGAATATTTTGATGAAAAAAAATCAATTAAAATTTATACAGATTCTAAATATGTAAAAGATGGTATTACTAAATGGATTGTTTCTTGGAAAAAAAATGAATGGAAAACTTCCCAAAATAAAGAAGTAAAAAATATAGAACTCTGGAAAAAACTAGATGAGCTATGTAATATTCATACAGTAGAGTGGAATTGGGTAAAAGGACATAGTAACAATTATTATAATGAAATAGCAGACAAATTAGCCAATGATGGTATCGAAACATTAAAACTAAATGAAAAGTATAGTGAAATATCAGAAATAGACATAGAAGAAAGTGAAGATGAAATGATAAGTGAAAGTGAAAGTGAAAGTGAAAGTGAAAGTGAAAATCACGAAAATAATAATTTTATTAATAATGAAAAAGAATTAGTAAATAATAAAATAAATAAAGAAGTAATGGAAGAAGAAGAAGAAGAAGAAGAAGAAGAAGAAGAGGGACAGAAAGAAGAAGAAGAAGAGGAAGAAGAAGGAGAGGAAATGGAAGAAGAGAAAGAAGAAGAGGAAGAAGAAGAAGAGGAAGAAAAAGAAGTAGAGAAGGAAGAAGAAGGACAGGAGGAAGAAAAAGAAGAAGAAGAAGAAGAAGAAGAAGAAGAAGAAGAAGAAGTTGATGTTGAAGA